CTATTCATTAAAGGAAAATATATAATATCTCCTTCATTAGGACGGCCTTCTACAATCTGTGTCATTGGATTATCTACTTGATTTTGCCAACTTCTTTTAGCAATAACAAACGTTGTATCTTCTCTTATTTCTAATCCAAACTTATTAATTAATTCTTTTTGGCCTGCAAATCCTTCAGACGTTTCAAAATACATTTCAATTAAATAACTATCGTCAAACTTACTAGATGTATCTTCACCTAGTATTAAATCTCTATTAACTAATGTACGAGGTAAATAATAGACATCATGTCCATATATTTTTAAACCTTCTACAATTAAATCTTCGTAAAGTGTTTTTTCAGCTTGATTGCCAATACCATGGCCGCCTTGAAAATAATGATTTACTGGCATAGTTTTAACCTACTAAAAATGCTGGTGCTATTTCAAAACTATCTCTTATTTCTTTTTCTAATTTTTCAATATCTGTTTGTGCGTCTGTAAAGATTTTCTCTCCATTTAACTTAACGCCACCAATCATTGTAACTCCATCAAACTTACTTAAATTAGCACCCCATTGTTTTTTAAATAACGCTGTTGTATATCTTTTTAACCATTGGTCGTTAAATACATCTGTATATGTTGCTGGGTCTAATTTACGATAACAGTCAATAACTAAAAATTCTCCAACTTGTATATCGTTAACCCAATCCATATCAATATACAATCTATTGTCATGTTGTTGAAATCGTATAGGTTTCATACCCACTAATATTTGATCTAAGAAATCTAAATGTCTTAACACCATATCATAGTTAATAATTGATGTTGAACCAAAATCGTAAAGGTCGTTTAAACGTAATTGGTATCTTACGTCAAACATATTCATGCTAGCCTTATCTGAAAATGGAAATATATTAACTACTCCAATAACAGTTTCAGGACATATTAAAAAATTGTTTCCTTCGTACCATGTAGATGAAACGGAATTCTTAGTTGCTGTTTCTGTTGAACCTAAAGACGTTTGTAATCTGGCTTTATCAGCATCTGTAACTTGATATTTTAAATATGTTCGTCTAATACCATCATAATGATATTGAGCATAGAATTGTAATGCTTCATCCAGTCTATCTTCTAACTGGTCGTCATCAGCGTTAATCTCTATAACTGGTTTTCCTAATGCTCTTAAAGCATATTGCTTAAGTGTTTCTCTAGTAGATGGAGTTGCCATACTTACTATTTATAATAATAGAATTAGAACTTATAACGAATAGTTGCTAATAACTGTGGGTTATAATCTTTATAAACACCTGTATATACTGATGTTTGTTCTTTATCATGGTAATACAAACCAAACTCTAAACCAGCTCTTTTATCTGGTCGTTTGTGTTTATCATCTTCTGTATGTATATTATAAACAAGTCCGTAATAGTTACCTGTAAATCCTAGGTCATCATTTTCTGTTCTATGAACAGTACCATAAATTTTTTCATTAAAACTATACAATACACCATAGTCATATCTGTTCTTATCAGCAAAACCCGTATCTTTATCGTCCCAAACTTCTGCACCCCATATTAAAGGAATGTCCCAACGATATAAACTGCCACCTAATGACCAACCTTGTTGTGTTCTTTCATTAAAACTAGAAACACTTGTTGAACTTTTTGGATTTTTAATTTGCATATAAGATAAATCAGCATAACCAAAGAGTCCTACGGTTGCACCTGTGTATAAAGCATCTCTTTCGTTATCCCAACCTACAACTAAACCTAGAGGCAAATCATTTCGTAATCTATATGAATCAAAATCAAATTGTTCGTCCCAATTAAAACCACCAATTGCTAGAACTGTTTTTTCTCTATGGTCTAACCTTGAATTTGTTTGTGTAATAATTAATGGTGCACCTATTTTTGGTGTTTTAGCAAATCCTAATCGTTGTGCGTCTGTTTCACCAAGATATAATCTATAATAGTCATTACCAAATCCCATTTGTTTTTCTTGTATCGTATTGTTTAGAGTAGTATTAAGTGAATAATAAGTATCATATAACATTGAAGCACCAGTCCAATTTACATAATGGTTATTAAACTTATGTGTAACACCTATTTGCAACTCAGCTCTGGAATCTAAACCACTATCGTAAGTACGGTCATCATAATAAGCTTCAACTTCACCTGTAATAAAAAGGCCTTTAGGTAATGATATTTTGTTTGATTCTAATTGACTAATTCTTTTTTCTAAATCAGATATTTTCTTTTCATCTGCAATTACGACTGATGACAAAAACATCAAAAAAATAATAATGTATTTCATATTAAGTATTTATCTTCGGAAAAAGATGGTCCTTATTAAAAGCTATTACATCTTTTTCTTCTAAACCTAAAGATAACATTACTCTAGGTGTATGTGGGTTTTGTTGTTGATATTCACAGTAATAATTCTGTGCCTTTATAACATCTTCTTCTTTTGAATCGTTTTTAAAGTTAACAATTTTATCTAAGTAGTTATGTAAATTACTTTCGGCCATTGTTGTGACTTGGAACAATTCTTCTTCTGTTTGTATATTACCAGCGGCAATCATACCACCACTAAAGATGGCCTTAGCCCAATCTGGTAACTCTCTCTCTTTACTCGGTTTATACCATTTCGTTTCATTGATAAACCAATTCGTTAATGGATGTTCTTTTTTAAGTAATGGTGAAAAATCGTGGAATGCACCTGTTACTTTATTCTTACCTGCAATTACATCAAATCCATATATTGGGCCACCATTTGTAAGGCCAGGAAATAAACAAACGTGCATCATCCAAAGACCTTTTGTTTCTCTGGCATCAACTACATCAACATGTGCTCGTCTAATATTGTCGTTTTTCCAGGTACGGTTAACCCATCCTTCTTTATTAAATCGTTTCATACCTTCTTCAAAGTATTCTGTACAATTTAAATCTAATATGTCTATGATATTATTCTTGCACTGTATAAGATTTTCCCAAATCATTCATCTCCTTAAATAATTCTGTAGCATATTCAAAACATAATTTAGCTTCAGCAACCACGTTTACTTGATAGGTGTTCATATAGTTATTAATATTTTCTCTAATAACTCTTTTTAAATCATCAGGTTTTAAAAAAACAAGATATGTATTAGGGCCAGGTGTTTTTCTTTTTATCATTTGTCCACCATATAAATCTCCCATATGTCTTACATAGATATGAGCAAACAACTTTTCAGGTTGGTCTTTTATATCATCTAAGTGATAGATATATCTTAATGTACTATCTGTGATGTGAGGTTTTTCTGTTTTGTTCCACAATGAACGAACATCAAAATCTAAATTATTAGCTCTTTCTATTTGTGGCAATTGTCTAAAAAGTCCATTTTGTAAAGAATACTTTTCTAATAATGAATAACATTGTAATAAATTAAACAAATAGATAGCATACAATTCTTTATTAATTGTACCTGACATTAAAGTTTTTACAAACTCTTGCTCTTCAGCAATTGCATGATGGTGTTTAGTTAACTCTTTAATATCTGCCATAATTGTAATATACCTTTAAGTATTTTACCATCCATACTTTTTCCAAAATTCTTTTATTTGAGGATAATTTACATTAAAACTTTGACTCAACAGTTTTCTTGTAATGATATGTTCTTTTTGAAATTTTTTATCGTTTTCTTCTTCGATAATTTTAAAATTAGGTTCTTCTTTTGGTATTAATATAAATTGAGCTACAGGTGTACCAGCAGCAATTGTATGTTGTCCTTCTAAACTATGCCAAAATAAAGGAACAGTACCTATGTCGGCAATACCTATTTGTGGATCATAAACTCCATTACAAGTAGTAAATCTATTATCATCCAAATACATAGGGTGTAATACTAAAAGTTTATATCCTTCTGGTATTCTTGCTGCCCAAGGTAAATGAAACTTTACAATTTTTTTCATTGTATTTTTAGGCCAGTTTTCAAAAAATGGATAAAAAGAATGTTTAAGATGAAAAGTAACTGGTCTTTTTTTAGTTGATGTGTCAGAAGCTACAAAATCCCAGTATTCGCCGTTTGTAACAACTTCAAATTTAATGTCGTAAGGCAATCTCATAATCCAACCGGTATTATGCCACATCTGCATACCAGGACATTTTACGGTGTGTCTATTATCTTCTTTTTTAAAATTATTATTTGATACAGCTCTAAATGTTTCATCATCATTTGGAGTGTTCATTGATAGTGACCCATTATTCTTAAAGTCAGCTGCGGCTTTTTTTAACCAAGAAGGTTTATATTCTGATGATCGTATAATAGGCATTGTTGATTCAACGCCTGGTTCCGTACAAATAAATTCTATGTTAGGATTGTTTGTTGTTTTCATCATATAATCATACACTATATATCACTTATTGTCAATACAATAATTATTTTTTAATAATATAAGAAAGAAATTACTTAACTTTTACTAGCTAATAACTGTTTTCTTAATTCTTTTGCTACAAAGGCAGCTTTTTCATTAGATTTATTTAATAAGGCTTCAGCTGTTTTTTCAGTTGCTCTTGAAGTCGCATCTTCACCAGCTTTTTGTTGTATAGCTTGTGTATCATTTTTATCAACACCACCATAAACGTTAACTGCTTTTGTTACTAAATTTAAACTTAATCTCCAACTTGAAATATCAGGAGTTTCAGCTTTAAAAGCTTTTCCTGAACTTAATGCTTGTTCTCCAGCTACTGCATCTTCCGTAAGAACTAAACCGTCGTGTGTACCAAAATAAACTGTTTTCATAATTTTTTATCCTTTAATCTCTAACTCCATTATATGATTGTTCTCCTGCGCCAAAACTTCCCCACCAATTTACTTGAAACATTAATGGATAGTTAGTACTAGTGTTTCCACCGTGTAAATAAGTTCTGGAAGCAGGTATACCAAAAACTCCTGTAGCATTTGTGACAACTGCACCTTGTGTAATAGTTGTTGCCGTAGCAAAATTAGTATCATTAGTTGTTCCTACTAAAGAATCACCGTCGGTTGTTCCATAAAGGACTTTAGTTGTTACTGTATGATCTGAGTCGTTAGGGTCAAAAGAGAAAGCGTATGTTCTAAAGGTATCGCCGTCACAGTTATCACTCCATCCACCGTGAAATCCTGTTCTACCCCAAGCTAAATAAGGGTTTCCTCTAGTCGATTTTGTTTGACTTACATTTATAAATTTTCTAGGATTTTGTAAACTCATGCAAAAAGCATTTAGACCTACACCATAATAATAATATGGAGAATAAATCATTCCCCAAGTTCCATCCCAAGTATGGTTAAATTTTGTGTAATATTGATTACCTTGGTCTGACATGTAAGATGTAGTTGTAGAACCTTGAAAAGTATACCAAGTTCCATCTTGTCTAGCAGCGCCAGTAATTCCTAAAGATGCTCCTGTATTACAGTTGAATACTCCATATCTTTTAGTGTTACCATATTTTTGTCCAAATCCTACGTAGCCATTATTACCTACAACTGTTACCCAATCTTTATTATTGTCGGTTGTCCAAGTATCAGTAAAGTATTCAGTCGCCGTTAAATTATCAAAAAATTCTTTAATTGTTTTTACTTTATTTAAACATACACTTGATTTAAATATATGAATAGTCATTGCTGTTGAAGTTGTTTCATTACCTGCATGAAGCATAACCAACATTTTATTTTTTTCATTATATCCTGTGCTTACAGCGTATGTATTAGATACGTTCAACATATGTGTAGTATATTGGTAATATTGAATTTGGCCAGAAGTATTATTTCCTGCATTTAATTCCCTTAAAGTCTGTCGTCTGTTACAGAATAATCTTCTAGGTCTAATTCCTTCAGGAAGAACATGATTAAGTTTTGTCCAACCTATTTGATATTCCATGCTCTCGGTATATTGGTGATAACTATTCCAAGTAACAAATCCTGTTCTGGAAAGAGAATAATATTGTCCCCAAGGATATTGGTCAGTTTGATATATACTCTTATTATAATTAACCCAAGAAGAATAACCTTGTGTTGTTAAATCAGAATGGGTTATATCAGTACCAAAATCTGAATAGTTGTAAGCGTGCATAGCATCGCTAGTAATACCGAATCTATAAGATGCTGTAGAATAAGTAGCTTGTCCCCAAGGATTTCCTACGATTTTATGGCCAGAATCAAAAACCCTAAATGTCCAGTTGGTGTTTCCATCACTATTATCACCTAAAAATCCGTATAAAGGTAAACCTTCTTTACGACTATCTGTTCTTGATAAAACTAATTGTGATATTGATGCCATAGTATTTTATTCCTAAAATTTCTTGTTTTTAATTATAAAAGTTTTTACTTTCATATTTAAATTATGTTAATAACCATCCAATATAAGTTGAAGTAACGTCTGGCGTAGTTTTAAATGTCAATCTAATAGTAGCATAATTTTGGTCGCAAGTTAAACTTTCATTTACACCTGCTATTTTATACCCACCAGCTTGAGCTATTGTAAGATTATTTGTTTGCCAAGTTCCAAATGAATCAACAAATAAAACCTGGTCATTATCTGCAGGAGTACTTGGTAAAGTCATAGTAAATCCGGCAGCTGTTGTGTTAGTTATATATGCACCACCTGCGGCTGCTGTAAAATTGGCCTGTTTATATTCCCATAAAATTGAACTTGCAGAAGCCCAAATAGGATTTTGGCCAGCACCCTTAGTTTGTAAAACTTGTCCACTTGTTCCAGCTGGTAATCTTGCTACACCTGAAGCATCTCTATATAAGAAATCTCCTTGAGTCGTAAGTGCTGTTACGTCTGCTCCTTTTTGTGCTAATTTACTCCAATATGTTGCACTTGAAGTAGCGTTTCCTGTAGAAGCTAGAATACAAATAAATGTTTCTCCTCCAAATGTTACAATGTCATCTACTACATAAGCTGTAGAGTTATTGTAAGCACCTTGAAATACTGGTTTAATTCTTCCTAAATTGAGTGTTGCCATAATTATTTTTTCCTTCTTATATTTATACTAGTTTATACTTTCATTTTTAAACTATTGTTTTTACCATAAAAATCATAATTTTTATGTTATATTTATTACTAAATCTCCGTTAACAACTGAAAAACTTGTACCTGCGTGTGCCATAAAACTACCTAAAAACACATCTTCTTGTAATTTCGTTTGTTTTCTTGTTAATATATTATCAACAAAGTTAGTGGTTAGTAATTTTAATTCTTCTTTATGTTCAGGAGTTGATATGTTACCACCTAATTTACTATGTTTATTATCAAAATAAAATAAATCAGCCACAGCACTACCAGGAAC